GTGGAATTTACCCGCCCGGCGGTCTTCAAAACCCCGCCGATGCAGGACGCCACGTTTGGACGTCTCTTGTCCACACCCGCTCGCGACGAGTACCACGTGAAAGCCGTTAAAGGCGTTCTGTGTGGTCAGGCCGGACAGGTGTATCCCCTGCTCATCGATGCAACCATCAAAGTCCCGTCAGGGGCCACCGTGACAGATTCTGCCGGCATCCGTGCCGTCTTTTCACTGTTTGGTGGCTTCATCAACGAGGACGGAGATGGCATCGGTGATGTCTTGATCAACGGCACGATGTAATGCGCCGTCGTGAGATCGCATACCACCGATTTTTGGTGGTTGTATCTGGGATCGTGATTCTTGGAGGACTTTACACATGCAGCCTGCAGTACAGCTCTTTCAACACTTCTGCGCAGACGTCAGTCTGCCCACAACCAGCGTATTAAGCTGGCCACCCGAATCCCTTTCGTCTTCCGAGGTTGCCGTGTATCTTCAACGGCACAACCTCATTAGGAAGTTCGAAGGGAGTGGCAAAGTATCGAGGGACGCCGAACGAACGGCGATTCGTAAGTTTCTGGATGCCAACAAACATTCAGAGGCCATGAATAACAACCCCTTTATGCATTGCGAGAGTCTGATCGACGAATACCTCCTTGGCGAGTTTGAAAGCTCGCTTCGGCGGTTCTTCGACAGGTGCGTTGACGACGCACGAATCACAGACAATGCGCTCGATCATTTTAATGCTGGCCGTCCGGGTCCTGGAGCTTCCATAGCTACCAAGCACACGGATTTCCTTCAAAAGATGTTCGAGAGCCGCGTCAGTGTCACTCCGGGTTTGCTGCCTATCTGGCAGTACTGTACAACCTCCGAAACAGTTGAACCCCTCGCCAACGCTTTTTTCTTCGCGCGTGAACGATATGGGGTAGAGGTTGTGGAAGCAAGCAAAGTTAGTGTCGTACCAAAAACGGTCGACGTTGGTAGGGCCATTGGCACGGAACCATCCGCGAACATGTGGATGCAACGTGGTTTGTCAGCTCAAATCGAAGCTGGCTTACAATGGGTTTTCGGTCTTGATCTTGCTGACCAGCAGGACAAAAACCGGATCCTGGCTCAAATCGGGTCAATCACAGATGAACTTGTGACCCTCGATCTCGAGTCCGCTTCAGATACGATTTCCTTGAGTCTCCTTCGGTTCATCCCGAGGTGGTTCCGGGACTTCTTGCTCCTTTATCGGTGTGAGAATGTTCGTGTCGGAAAAAGCGGCCATAAACTGCACATGATTTCCACCATGGGGAACGGGTTTACCTTTTCCCTCATGACTCTGATCATGGCATGCGTCGTCGACGCTTCTGCAAGACTATCGGGTGTTCGCCTAGCCCGTTGGTCGCATGGCACGGCTCCTGTCTCTCGGATAACGGATGACGTCCTTCCAATGCACCCAGGAAACTGGGGTGTGTTTGGGGACGATATCATCTGCCCGAAGTCAATCGAGCCCTCTGTCCAGCGTCTGTTGAAGCTTCTTGGCTTCAAGGTCAACCAGAGCAAGTCCTTTGTTGTAGGACCGTTCAGAGAGTCCTGCGGAGGAGACTATTTCCGCGGTGAAGACGTACGTTCCGTCTTTGTCAAGCACCTTGAAAAACGTGCTGACCTCTTTGTTACATTCAACTCACTGGTCTCTTGGTCTGCTCTGCACGGTGTGCCCATCCCGAGGACGCTTGGTTTTCTATACAAGCTCCTTGAAAGGAATGACGAAGTAAAGCAAACGTCAAAAGTTCCTTGGGTCCCTATGCATTGCAATCCAGAGGAGGGCATTAACTGCCCTTCGAGACTCCTTCGGATTGATCACCCGAAAGATGAAAACGGTTCACTTGAATATGAAAAGTGGGATTCATCTCCTTCTTTAATTGTAGTGGATCGGACCACAGTGGCCTGGAAGAAGCGACTGCATAAGCGTAGGAGGATTAACAACCTCTTTGGCTTGTCGCAAGCGTTACTCTTTGGCGCAATCCGTGGCGGTACTTTGGCGGTCAAAATTAACGACCGCTCGCAGCTAAAGTACAAGTCGACACGCTGTGTTACCCCGAACTGGGATGCACAGTGCCACAGGGTCGGGCGATTTCTGCCCGATCCGAGACGTGTGATCGAC